TGGAAGCCATAACAGTTGCCAATTGGTCAGAGTATGATAATTGGAAGGACCGTCTGCTGTACACCATTGACCGTCACAATTCACTTGGGGGTTACAGTCTGTACCTGCGTCAAAACATCCTTCCCCTCGTTCATCGTCTGCTGTACACCACACACCGGGGCAAGTAGCTTGGGGGTTACAGTCTGTACCATCGGGATAGCACCCCTCCACTAATTCATCCTCTGCCGTACACCATACTGTCAGACACAAATCTCTAGGGTTAGGAGGACACTTGGTTTCATCGCAATCTGGAGGGGTACTATCATCCCAACAAGTTTTAGTACAGGCTACTTCCTCAGGGCAGTTGTCTTCGTCACAATTTAGAGGGGTGATGCCATTCCAACAAGTTACAGTACACTCGCACCCAGTACAGTCCTCTTTAGGTGTGTAGTTTTCTGGGCATGAAAACCAGTTATCGCATCCTGAAGCCAGCTTAAAAGTCGCATTTGCAGTTAATATCTTGTCTTGTATTGCTTTTGTAATCGTATCAATAATGTCTTTAAGGTTAGGGGAACCTTTCAGAATAGATTCCGGTATTCCCGTCATCTCGACAATTTTAGCAAGCACCTCCTGTAGGATCGTCGCTGGGTCAATTCTCCCTTTCCCTAATAACACATTTATAAATTTGTCTTTAATCGCGCTTCCTGTAGTGATGACAATAGGAGAGCTTCGTCGGGGAGTTACCCATCCCCCTGCGGGATTTACATTACCAATTAAAATTCCCCCTGTGCCGTTCGGTACAGAGGAAGGCCACGCGTTACCAAATTCCCAAGTTCCAGTTACAGTTCCTGTAGTAGTGTTGTAAACGATTCCAGCATTAGGCCAAGCGTTCCTTATTGGCTCAGGTACGTGCCGCCAAATCTCATCTATAATTTCCTGCCCCTTTCCATAAAGTTTATCTACTACCTCATGAACCCCCGAAAGTTTATCGTCTATAAAATCTGATGCTCCCTGCATCGCTGACTCTACGATGTCAATCGCTGCCTGTGCTTTCTCATGAACCGTCGCTAATACCCCTTGTCCTGAAGCGGCTGCACTCGCCGCGCTCACCATCGTGGCGAGGGCTTCAGGCTTAATCCCCATTAGCTCACCCTTCTTCTCCATTACATACTCTACAAACTCTGGATTAGAAGGGTCTTCGGCTATCAGGTCATATATATTATTGCGATCAATATATCCGCTAACTTCGGCTGCAATTCGTTGTTGGAAAGCACCTATTTCAGCATCAGTCCATTGTACGTTTGATGCCAATCCGGCCAGAGCACGCTCAATTATCAGCCCCATAATGTAGGTGGAGAATTCTGAACTCATACTCCCCGACTCTGGGACGAACATACCCCATAAGCGCGCATCCAGAGCACCAATACCAATACTTCCCCAACCCATAGGGGCGCTCACAGTAGGGATGACCGGAACTATGTCGCCCAAACCAGACATACCTGAATCGCTTGCTATAGCCTGTTCAACTGCGCTCGTTGCTGCGCCACCCCCCATGTTAACTAATACGTTCGCCGCAGCGGTACTGTCTGAACTGTCCTGTGAAACATCACCGCCAGGACTCGCTATAGAGTGTCCAAACGGTGTGCCGCCAAGAATGCTGTCGGTGAACTGCCCACCCGTATCAAAATGCTTAACTGCACCGCCACTTTTATAGCGCTTTGGAGCTAAGAGCCGGAGGGCTTCTTCAACTATGTCGAAGTTGTCTGCCATATCAATCCGCTATTAAAGCTCCTTCAAAGGAGGCGCTTACCTGATTGTTAGTGGTAGAACCGGAAGCACGGCACTCGATGTCCGTTTTTGCACTTATTTTGAGAGGGTACTCGAAGTCATTAATAAGGGGGCTATTCTCCAGTATGTTGGTAGTTCTACTCCTGAACACCCCGTTCAAATCTCGTGTCGCTAATTTAGCAATAACATGATTAGCAGTAGCTGAAACTGCCGCTGTAAAATAGACGTTATCTATGAAGAGAGAATAGGCCGCAGGGACAGTATAGACAGCCATCTGGCTTTGATTTTCGCCTGCAATAATAGCCGCATAGGTAGTACCTGTAGGCACTCCACTGGCTGCCCCGCTAGTAGCCACATAGATAACACCGGCCCCTGCACCACCTGATCCTGCACTAGCTACATATGTTCTGTTAACTCTGAGGTATTGAGTAGTGGTGGCTACCTGAGTTTGCCCATTCAGGTTAACGGTTTCCGTAATCTGACCGTAATTAGTGTCCAGACCTTCTACCGTAACCGTCCTAGCCCCCGTACCCACTATGGTGTCATTTACATCCGAACTACTTATATATACCAGAGCAGCAGAAGGGGGGTAGGTATACAGCCCCCCCTGCGTCCAGACAGTTTCTTCCCCCGTATCTACATCTGAGTTGTAGCCAAATTTAGAAAGGGGGGAAGCTCCTGCTACTGCTCCTTGAGAAACTCTAAGGTTATAAGGTACTTGAGTAGCCATAAGAATACTTAACGCTCTATCGACGCGATTAAAATACAACCGCAAAATGTTATTGAATTGGTCTAAATAGCCCTTATTGTAACTGGGCGGAGGTTTTGGAAGAGCCGGAGCTACTACTTTTAGTTCGGGAGGAGATGCCATGAAAGCTATCTCCATCAGGACGTATATCAAAACGAGGAGCGCCTAGCTGCCATGCTACCCCCACGGCTGTAGATTCAATTTTCATGGCTAGTTGCCGCCCTCGTACACGTACAAAAGCCTGTCCTGTGAACTCTTCTATAGGCACCGTAGCAGTACGTGTTACCGTAGCTGTACTATCGCCTCCCTCAGATAGGGGTGAGTTGTATCCTGAACCTGAATTCTGTAAAGGTAATAAAGACATAACCAAGGCTGGACTAGCCGCTGTAGACCCCGTAAACGTCACGTCAGGGATGATACGCCGGATAAAAGCAAACTTATCCCCGTCATCCAGATCAAACTCAGCAGACGTTACAGAGGCTGTAATAGCCGTTGTAACCGCCGTTTCCTTATCATCGGTTCCTATTTCATGATTAACTAGATTATAACTATAAGTTGCTGCTAAGGGATAAGCCCGTAAGCCTGAATCCAGCCATGCAGTACGCCCCAAAGTGCCATAAAACCATAGATTTTCCACATAGTTGTACACCACATACCTGTCATTAGTAGTCGCACCCCCAGAACAATAGAACCACCATATCTCGTTAAATCCCTCATTGGTTCCAGCGCACACCTGCTCGTACTGAGAACTATTAATATCACTGAAAACGTAACGCCGGACATTAGAAGGAAGCGGCATTACCGTACCATCATAAGTATAAAACTTGTCCCTACCCATCCAGAAGGCCACACCAGCCGCGTAAGCTGTAGCATTTTGACCCGCAATCGAGATGTTATCACCTAAAAGCTGTGCCCCCCATACATCGGGATACCCCAGATATTGCAACGAATACAATGCCGAATCAGACCAAACCAGTATTTCCTGTCTTGCCTGGGTAGCAGTAACAATTTGAGTACCGTGAGAAAGTTTCAAACTACCTGCTTGATTAGCTTCAGCAGGAGTCCAGTTAATAACACTTTCTTGATCAGACCAGCGAATCAACATAGGATCAATAAGTGCTTCACCAAGGGTATTAGCCCCAAAGGCAAACACAAAACGGCTTATATCCGAAACAAAAGAATAATTAACAGCGGTGGGAACATCACTTGCTGTAGGAAAATTAGTTACATTAACAATCTGGGCACGGACAGCAGTACCTGTTGTGGCATCCCAGTAAATAAGTGGGCCACCCCTATAGGTAAACACCAAATCCTCACCGAAGTTAGTCTGGCTCCATAATCGAAGTGGCTGGGTAGTAGTACCTCCAACCCCCCATGTACCACCTCCCCACTCACCTGCACCCCATCCAACCAAAGGCACAGGGGCAGCGTTACCTGTATTAATCTGATACGCCCCCACCACTGCTGCCCCGCCATTACCTGTATCGCTTGCGTTAGCTGTTACCGTAACCCCTGCTGTATCTTTAGCTGTAATTGTGTAGGAATTTTCATTAACTATTGCAAGTATTTGATATTCCTGATTAAGTACATCAGCGGTAATGTTGCCCCCCAAGGAAACAGCACCAGAAAAAGTCACAAAATCATTTAGAAGAGCACCATGAACAAGATTGGAAACTGTGAGAGTTGAAGAGCTTGTACTTGCTGAAAAAGTTACAGCACCTGCCAGAGTAGTAGCACGTATGGGGGTTACATCGTAATAAAAACCGCCCCGTTCTATGTAGAATTTAAGGTTAGTTCCCACTCCCACCAGATTTTGACCACCAATGGTCACCCAGTTCCATAAAGAACGGCATACCCCCAAGAAAGTGGCTGTAGATATACGCTCCCACCCGCCTATTTTTTCAGGAGTGCCTTGCCGGAACCGGATTTTATCCCCTTCATACCACCCACCTTCTGTAGCATAACGGGTATTCTCACGGTTAATGCCCGGTGATAATTCAATTTTCTTTAAAGGCATAGCTATCCTATGTACGTCCCAGTTTTAATCATATCGGTAACCTCTAAAGCCCTACCCTTAACCTGCTTGGCCCAACGGCTATCTAGAAATTCCGTGGCAGCTTCATTATAGGAGCCATTCTCCATGTGACCAATAGCTTTCTTAAACCCGGCAAACCGGAACCTGCCAAGATTAAAGTGCATATTAATGATTGCATCCCGCCTAGCGCCTTCCTCCATGTCGTTAAACCACGGATATTCACGGCTTAACTCTTTGATCGTGCGCTCAATGTCGTTCTGGAGCATGTATTCGATTTCATCAATGGTGAGTCCTATGCCCTTATGCTTTGTGCTGTTATTAATATTCCTCCCGCAGCCTATAGTGAGGATACCGAGGCTGTCACGGTAA